GTCCTGCAGTCATTACTGCTCTCATGCTCGGTACTACAGATAAATCGTTTACTGCTTGTTCTAACTCTGCACGTAATTCTTTAGTTAATGTGTAATTCTGTTTTGTTGCTAAATGCTTCTCCATGAAGTCAAAGTAACGAGCTACTGTCTCGTTCCAATGCTCTCTACGTCCCTTGTCATCGAGATACCGACTGTATCGGCTCTTTGCAATGAAAGTGTTGTACGGGGTCATCTTATATGTCATTTATTCTTCTTCCCAGTCTACTTCGTTAATTAGTGATTCAAAATTGTCTTCGATTAAGTCAGAAAAAGCCTTAACAAGATCTTCCGTAGTGAGTCCTAATAACTCCACTAACGTGACCTCATCAAGGCTTTTAAGACGCTCTCGAAGTTCTTCAAGCGTCAAGGGGAACATCTAGTCTTGTCCTTTTTCGTAATACTTCTCGTGAACTTCATCGTAATGCTCAATTAAGAAGTCTACATAGTGTTTGGCTTTTTTCAAGTCTTCTAAGCCATTCTTATATGGAAATCTTAGTATATATTTTACCACATTTGCTGCCCACGGGTCAAGTCCCCAAGCAAGAAAAATATCCCAAGGCTGTAATGCTGCCTTTTGATAGTGATCTCCACCTACTTGGGATGACTTTACAGACAATTCCTCATCTAATTCCTGAAGATTTAACTGTAACTTCTGGAAATAATCTTCAAGAGTAAACTTTTCAATTTGTTGTTCAAGCAGATATTCTAAATTACTTATTTTACTGTCTCCCCAATTCCCGTATGGAGGAGGCATAGCTACTGGATTATCATGCATAATGTTTTACCTCTACAGATTTCTTAACAGACTTCGTACCCTGACTCCATGATCCACAGGATTTACACTGATATCGTTGATACGACCCAGTAGTAGAGACTGCGACACCACGTTTGTGTAGATGAGTTGAGCCACAAGTAGGACAACCGGTATGATCCGTGTACAGATTACGATTAGGTGCATTCTTGATCCAAGGAAGTAGATGATTATAAAGACTCTCTAAAAGAACTACATCTTGAATATTGTAGTCTTCCATTCGCTTCCATGCATCTTTGTCGTTGTTCATGCACTTCACCCAAAGTTCATGTCCTTCGTGTGCGTGTTTTTTACCTAAGCCAAGACGTTGAGATACATAATCCAGCTTATTGCTAGGAAACCTAAAATTACCACGAACCACACGCAGAAGGTCAATTTGTTTATAAGGCGATGGCGGAAGTAACTTGGTGAGTAGAAATTCTTTGTTAAGAGTAGGAATATCAAACTTAGTTCCATTGTAATGGATAACAGCATCAGCAGAGTCCAGAAGAGCATGAATACCTTTCAACATTGATTTAGGTTTAGATTGGTGTACAGAATCAAAATAGATGTCTTCCTCGCCTAGCCACTTAGCTGCGTAGCAGAGGACATAGGAAGACTCCATCAACTGATTGATACTGACGTTTTGCTGCCACAAGCCCCACACGTGGGCTGTGTTAGGACTAGTCTCAATATCGAGCAGTAGAATTTTCATTCGTCGAAGTCCATTTCTTCTTGATTAGAATCAATCTCTTTAGCTAAGTTATAAGCAGCAGTAGTGATTGTTCTTGAACCAATTACAGACCACTCATCGTGAAAACCGTAGTCGCTTAAGAAGACAATCTTTTCTTTTACATCGTAGCCGTACTGGGCATTTAAGAAATCAGCAAACTTAATAATTAATTCTGTCCACTGTGTGTCACCTTCAACGACAAACACATTATTAAGTAAGTTGTTTTCTTCTTCTAATGTAAAGCTTAACTTCATTGGATAATCTATTTTCATTTTGTTCCCTTTACTAAAAGTAGTACATCGATTTGATGTTGTAAATGTTTAATCTTTTGAATCAAGTCTAAGAAGTGCTCAGCGTCTACTAGTGCTAATGGCTTACTTAGGTTTTGTTTCAAGATCACCAAAGGCTCAATCAGTCCATGTGTCTTTGCTTGCTCGTAGTCCTTGTACACTGCGATTGCTTTTCTGTTCTTGCATTCCACTGTGTAAGTGAATAATTCACGAGCTGCAGTAGACAATTGTACATCTTCGCCACCTGCACCCATGCTTGTAGACCGTACATCATCAATGGTCAGCGTAGGGAAGCGTTGGAGTATCTGATCCCTGCACCACTGCTGGAGCTTTCTGCCTTTTGCCTTTGCTGAGCTTGGCTTCAAGTTTAACTTCCTTTCGTTTGGTAATCATTCTTTTAGGGATGGTGATACTGTTATTACACATTCCATCTGTTATTGTTCCTGCCAGTTCAATCTGTTCATCGTTTTCAAAGACAACAAACCCGACTGTTTTACATCTTAAATCTTCATTCTTTGCTTCATGCCACTCACCTTGTGCTAAGGCATCTAGCCACTCAACTAAGACGAGCTTGGCGGTTTCCAGACTTGATCGTGGCTTCTTTGGAGCCACAATAGCTGCCCGTTCTCCAAGACTCGCTCCTCGTTTCCTCCATAAGCTTCGAGGCAAGCAAGATACATCTCGTGTTCTGTTTGACATTCTTCAAGTATCCTTTTTGCTTTGACGGGACCAATCCCTTTAATACCAATGATGTTATCAATTCTATCTCCAGTTAACATTTGAATATAGAAACTTCGTAAACCTTCAAACTCTGTTACGTGATACTTTTCTTTTTTGCGGTAGTTGTAATGCCAACCACGAAGTTGATTAAGGTCTTTATCGATGTGTACCATAATCATTTCATCTTCAGGGATTGCATAACAAGCTATTGCAACTGCATCGTCAGCTTCTATATCCTTAGTCATCATGAAGCCGTACTTGACCTGTAGGTGCTCTCGTAAAGCTTGATAGTGAGCAGGTTTAGGAGCTACACGAGTTCCTTTGTAAGGAGCAGTCTTTGCTATGTCGTTACGGAAGTTTCCTTTACCCGTTAACCAACCAAAGTAACAGTCTGCTCCTACATCAGAAAGAATCGTATCGACAGCTTCATTCATTCTCCATTTAGCTAACGGCTCTTCAATATCTTCACTGGAGAAGCCGATAGCGTACACTAGAGAATCAGCGTCGATTAAAGCTCGCATTACAGAACGTCGTCTAACTCTGCTACTGCTTCAGGGTTATACGTAACTACTTCGTTCACTGTTAGCTTCTTGATTGATGGAGCCATGCCATGAGCAGGAGTCATCCGGTGCTCATAAGAAGTTACTTCAGCAGTAACTTTAGATCCATTACCGAGTGCTTCAATCTCAACTGGCTTACCTTTGGAATCAAAAGGTGTAAACAAGTAGTTGCTTTTGGCAACAATGAATTTACCTTGTGCGTCCTTGTTCTTAATCTTGATGCCTAAGCTTTCCAACTTAGTAGCGTCAGCATCACTTAGATTACCGATAGTGCATTGATACTTGGTGTTGTCTGGATTAAACTTAGTGTTAAAGTTATTCATATCACGAGTCCAAAATAACTCGCCTTTAATTGTCACTTGCTTATTCATATAATATCCTTCATTAGGTTAGTAAATACTGCTTCATCATTATACTACAAGTTTACTTCTACTGCGTGGTTTACTGCAAAAGTGTTGTTTTTACGTCATACTCTTCATTCTCGACTGAGTCAATTGCCATCTCTAATATACCGGTCAGGTTCCTGTCATCAAGATAAGAGTAGACGTGTAAGTATCCGCCAATGTCCCCTAAGATTGCTAAAGGTTGAAAGTCTTCTGGAAGTTCGTCAATGATACTCATGGTGCAAGATGTGATTCTTTAATTGCATCTAGATAATCACTTGCGTCACCCAGTTTTTCAAGCTCCTCATTTAATAGAATACAAATATTGTTGATACTTTGTCCTCTTCTAAATAATTCAAGAACAACATTGTGTATTAAATCTAATTCTCCATCACCCATCAGTGTGTTTCCTTCCAA